TTACCTACTCTATAGTCTTCTTGACCTGTATGTGAAGATGTGTATCTATTTTCTTGCATATTAGGTAAATCAAGATACAAAGTTTCAAGATTTCCTATATGTTTATTTTCCCCATGATTTTGTTTTTGCGAGTTAACAAGAACAAATCCAGAGCCATCATTAAAAACTTCAAAGTTAGAAGGTTTTTTCTTCCACACAGCTTTTATTTTATTATAAGCATTAGAAACAAAATCTACTAACTCTTTAGAATTACTTGTGTCTACTGTTTGTACTCTTCTATAAGCATAAAAATTACCATGTTGGTCAATTTTCATATTATGCTTTTCAAGAAACCCATAAAGGTCTTCTGCGCTTTGAGCATTAGGATTTAAACAGCATTTTTTCCAAAATCTAATAAGAGATTGGTATTTAATGTCTTCTTTTAACGCTTCTTGGAAAGGTACTTCCTCTAAATCTACAAATTCATAACTTCTGATTACTTCAGCAAACTTATTTACTAATAATTTAGGAACACTTCTTTTAATACCTTTTAAATAAACAGTATTATCTTCTACTTCAAAATCTCCTGTTTCTACAAGAATATCAAAATTAGAGTGAATCAATTCTAATTCTTTTTTGATTTCTTCTTCTTTTTGCTTTTCTTGTATTACTTCTTGTGTAGACATTAATTTAATAACATCGTATTCTGTCTTACATTTTTCTAATTCTTCAGTTTCTACATCTTGTTTTGTTAATACTTGTCCATTTTTTAATACAACTGTTAATGTATTATTAACTTGAATACTTGAATGGTAAGGTTTTGTAAACTCTTCTACTGGAGTTTCACTTAATTCTTCTACTAAATTCTCAATCTTTTTTGTTACTACTTTTTCTGTAGCTAACTCTACAGCTCTTTCAATTTTGCTCTTAAACCAATCTAGTGATAAATATTTCATTTGTTTTAATTTTAATTTATTTTAGCTATTCCATTAATAATTTCTAAATTCTTACATTTTCCTTTAATTACAAACCTTGGTTGTTCTTTTCTTAAATGTCCAAAGGTTTTTACATTACATTCAATATTATCTACAATTAAACATTGTCTATTATAATGTATTGTAATTTTAGGTTTATTTGCTTTTAATGAAGCAGGTTTATTGTAATGAAAATAAAATACCTTTTCTTTCATGTTTTTAATTTAAAAAGTAAAGCTATAACCTGACAAAAATAATAAATTGTCAAGTTATAGCCTTACTACCTTTGCTATTGTTTGTTAATTAATCTTCAAAAACTTTTAATCCTGAAGGTTCTTTTTCATAAATAATCCAATAATTATCTATAAACATTTTTTCATTTTCTAAATCTATAATTATTTCTCCTTCAGAACCTTCATTATTAAAATTAGCATCTGAATTATCTATTGCATACCAAAGTAAATTTTCAATATCTTCTTGTTGAATATTGGAATCTGGGATAGTTTCTAAATTCCAAAAATCTTCAAAACTATCACCACTCCCTTTGTATTCAATATTTATTTTAGTTACTTCTGGAAATTGTTGTTTTAATTTTTTAATTTCTTCTTTTACATTCATTTTGTTTCTTTTTTAAAATTAATTGCAAATTTTTTAGGTTTTAAATCATTTAACCATTGCTCTATAGTAGGTACAATTCCACAATCTTCTTCAATATGTTTTATAGCAATATACCTTACTTCTATTTCTTTTTTATCAGAATTAGTAATAAAACTACCAAATATTTGTTCACATAACCCAACTCCAAAAGTGTTATGTAAAATAGCCCTATGTTGCCAAGTAGCTAAATGTAATTTTGTAGAATCTAAAAATTCATGGATAGGGAGATAATCTTTATAATTACCTCCCCATTTTTCTACAGAATTTAAAGCATGTTTATACGGACTTGCCATATTTATACTGTTTCTAATTGTTCTTCTAAAATTGTTTCTTCTACAGGAGTGACTTTTACATAATGTTGCCAATCCATCCTAAATTTACGAGATTTAAGTAATTCATAAATAATAGGAAGAGCTTCTTTATCAATATCGCTACTCCAATATCCTTTCTTTTCAAAAAATTTTAAGAATGATAATTTTTCTACTTCCTTTTCTATTTCTTTAAACATTGAATAAATAGGATAATCATAATATTTATTTTTATCTGCAAAAATAATTAAAGATTTCATTAGTTCATTATCAGGATTTTTATAGTTTTCTTTGTATGTTTTTAACATATTTAAACATTCTCCTAATTCTTTACTAATGTTTTTTTCAATAAAATCTCTATTTCTAAATACTTGCTGATATTTATTATAAAATTCTTCTATTTTATAAGCTGTTACATACCTTGCTATAGGTTTATTAAAGGATGTTTCAAATTCTTCTATCGTCATTAAGTTATGTAATTTAACATTTTTTAATTTTTCATAATCACGTTGTCCTACAATTGCTGCATGTATTGTGTTTTTTGGACTTTTCTTGTAGATTTCAAATAAGTCATCCAATTTTTGTCTTTGTTCTTCTAATCCATAAACCATTATATGTTTTCTTTTATGAAAATCTTTTAAATTAATGACTTTACTTACAAATTTACAATTCCAATTATTAGAATACTTTTCTAAACCTTCAGCAATTTTAAAATTAATTTCCCCTTCTAATTTTTGATTTCTTGAAGTATTAATTTTTCTAGCTTTTTTTCTCTTTTCTTCCCATTCTTTACTAATTTGTATAGTATTAATGTCTATAAGTTGGTCTTCAAATATCTTTACAACAGATAAATACTCATTAATTACTTGTCTCCAATCTGATTTTGGATAATCATGAAGATTTAACATTTTAAGAAAAGCATTATCTCTCCATCCCCACTTAGAACTAACTCTTCCTAATTCATATTTATGAGTTTTATGAATAAACCAACAATCCCCATAAGTATCTTTAATATACTCAAGTAATTTTTTATTAGGTTGAGTTTGTATCACAAACATTTTTCTTTTATCTCTTAGTGCTTTTGTTACATTTCCAGTAACATCTTTACTTGTAAATCTTCCATTAAATATTTTAGATTTAACAGTATACAGATTTAAGAAATTGTCATAATTTTTATAAAGACTAATAAGATTTAATTTTGTAATACCTTTAAAATTAGGAGAGGCTATATTAACATCAGAAAACTTTAGTAACTTACTAATATTAAATTGGTTTTCTCCAAATTCATAATACTTATCACTTTGAGCAAAATATGAATAAACAACATCTACATCCTCTGTTTCTGTTAAACTTTCATTAAATTTAGTAATAAACCAATTAGCTATTGATTTAATTCTGTCTAAAATGGCTTGTTTAGTTTGTTTAGTATATTCAATATTTTCTCTATTGGGAATTGGAGTAATTAATCCTTCTTCAAGACGAAATCTTATAGCTACAGGAAAATGAATAGGTTGAATACCTAATTTAATGTAGTCTAGAGGATAATATACATCATCTAGAGATATATGCATACAATTATCTGGGCAAATATCACTGTATTGAAATAAATCATTTCTATACACTTTAAAATCATTGTCTACATCACAATCTTCAAAATATACTCCTGTAAAATAACAAAGCTGTTCTTTAATTTTAGCTTCAAACTCCCATTTATCTCCTTGTTTAATAGGAATTGTAACAATTACACCATTATGTTCTTCTGTTTCTTTTTCATAAAGAAGAATACTATCTGCAACTTGTTCACCTGCATAAATCATGTATTTTCTCTCTATTCCATTTTTTCTGCAAGTGTAAAAATAACTACCATCTTCTTGATAACTACTTGCTGATTTAGCTCCTATCCCGAAGCCACCTAAAACATTGGAAATCAATTGTTTAGTTGATTCTCCAATGCCCATAATGTATTTATTAAACTCTACATCATCTAAACCTAATCCTCTATCTTCTACTTCAAAAGAATATTCACCATTATCTTCTTTTTTAATTCTCACTATAACAGGAAGTTCTTGATTTGCCATTATATGGCTATCTTTAGCATTAGCTACAGTTTCTCTAATTGTACTTCCTATTTTATCTGAATAGGCTTTAGTTAACAATCTTATCAAATGAGCTTCCCCTTCTACATTAATATGCATTTTAGAGCTATGTACTACATCTCCTTGTATTGTTACATCATTTCTTTGTTTTGCAATAATCATGAATTTTGTTTTTTAATTTTAAATATTTTCTCTTTTTACTAAATAAACACTCTTATTATTTAAATCTATGTAAACTTTTTTATTATGTTTTGAAATATCCTGTTCAATAATACATTCTATTTTTGTTTGAAATGTATCAGCTCCACCTCCCCATCCTCTGTGTTTATAAGTAACTTCTTTTATACAAGTAGAGCATAATAAAGACTTATATTTAAAACCATTTTTATCCCATACAAAATAACCTTCATTATCAACACTTCTAGTCCAACCTGTTTTATTAGATAATTGAGGAGCTTTTAGCACTTTTAAATATTTCATTTTTGAACCAGAAGATACTAAAATTTCATCTCCTTCTTTTAAATATTTTACTTCTATTAACATAACTTACTGATTTTCTATTTCTTTAATACACAATTCTTCTAAATATTCGTATATATTTCTGTTTCTGCTATCAATCCAATCTAACAACTGTGTAAGTGTCCCTTCCTCTAAATTTACTTCCCCTATAATAAATTCAGAAGGACATCCTGGATGTCCTGGGTCTCCATTTTTATAAGTCCATATCATAGATTCTTCAGGAACATACTCTCCTTTTACAGATAGCACTAATCCTTTTTGTAAGGTTAGTTTAATATTATGTTTTGTTGGTTTCATTGCTTAAATTTATTTACATTATCCCAAATACATTCTTGCCAAAATTCTGTATCTTTTACATTTTCATAAATTTCTATTGTAGGTTGATTATCATTTTCAGAAGGAGTGATATATTCTTCTGTATCACCTAATTGTTCAAATTCATCAAATCCTAAATCAGAATCATCACATAATTCAAAAGGTAAATAACCTTGTTCTAATTTGTCTATTATTTTAGACATGTCTGTATCTTGCTTAAAATATAGTCTGCTCCAAGTAGTATGTTTATAATCTAAGTATTTTCTCATAATTTAATATTTATATTCTCTTGCTTTATCATCAAAAGGAATTGTTGTTAAAATATATCCCATTCTATTTACATAATGCCATCCAGGAATAATATATAATTTACCATTATCTCCTTCTACAATAGTCCAACAATATTCATTTCCTTTTTCTTGTATATGGTCTGTTACTATTTTATACTCCTCTCCGTAGGTTTCATACATATAAAACCCTTCTTCTGTAGGATGTTTTATAGGTAAATATTTTTCTAAAAATATATCCCAATCTGATTTTCTACTCATTTTAATGTATTTGTAGTTTAAAATTTGTTTGTATCATCCATTGACAATTACTCTCTGAAAAGGCTAATTCATATTCATCTTCTATAAATCTTGCAATAGATTCAAAATCATCTGTATGATATTCAGGAAATAATGGAAAACAATGTATTTCTCCTCTTTCAAAATCTAATATTGTAATATATTTCATAACAATTTCCATTTTTTATCTAAAAATCTATCAATTACATCATTTAAATTATCTATACCCCAAGATAAATCTGGGAGGTCTTCGTGATAATAGAGTTCTTCTGTGTCTAATAATTCTAATGTTAAGGGATGAATACCTACACATTGATAAATATCTTCACTATCTGTAGCATCTATCCATCCTCTTTTAAAATATAATATTTGATGTTTCATAATTTTCAATCTTTTATTCTTCCTTTTTCAATGTCTTTATACATATTGCACATACTGTTTTTATCTGAAATAAGTAATTCTTTTATTTCTTTACATAAACTATGAAATTGTAAATAATCTATACCTCTTTCTATTAAATCTTTTACAATAAAATATTGCCAAGGTTTGTTATAATGTTTATGATTTTTTATAAAATGATATAATTCTTCTGATGTCATGTTAATCTTTTAATATAGAAGTTAAATCAATGCAGAAATGATGTAATAAATCTTTTGCTTCCCAAACTATCCAGCCTTCTTTACTTTCAGGTAGTATATTTCCATCTTTGTCTAAAAATAAATCTCCAGTAGTAGATTTTTCAATTCTTATTCCACTTTCCCATTCACTTTCTTTTGTTCTTTTAAATTTTATTTTGTATATTGTCATAATTCTAAAAGATTTTTAAACTTATTTATTATTTCTTTTTTACCTAACTCTTTTCCTGAATCTACGCCTTTTTCATAAATACCGTCTAAAATATCTACTACTTCTGTATATGCATATATTCTTTTTTCTCCCATTTGAGGAATAAACCAAGTATTAGTTAATTTACTAACTTCATAAGCCCCAATCAAATTAAATAGTTTTAATACATTTTTATTTATTTGCATACTTTCTAAAATTAAAAATGGCTATATGTAGACTTTTTTAATTTCTACATATAGCCAAGTTAAAAAAATTGGTTTTCTTTAAAATACTAATTCTGAAGGTACATCTTTAAAATCAGGTAGTTGTGGAACTAATCCAGATTTATCTATAAAAAATGTATGTAAATCTGCATGTTGTTGAAAATAATTTGTAGGATGACTTTCTTTTAAAGCAAAAGTACAATGATTATATAACTCCCAAGCAGAATTTTCACAACCATAATTATGTGTAGGAACTTTTAGCTCTTTTTTAATAATAGCTATTTGGTCTGCTTTAATTATTTCTTCTTCAAAATAAATTCTTCCTAATAGTTCTGCTCTTAGTTTAGGGCTAATTTCTATTTGTTTAAGTTTATCCCTATCGTTTTGAATAGTAGTAAATACTTCTCCTGCTTGTAAAATATAATCTGTAATCATTTGAGGAGTAAATTGTTGAATTTCTCCTACATGTTTTTTCTTAAAATTACCAAAATCCCCTCTTACCATGCCATTTTGGCAGATGAATATCTTAGTGCCAATTGCAAATTTTAAAGAAAGAGATTTGTCATAGGAATTTTGCCAGCCAATTTGTAAACACATTTCATTATCAGCTACATTTTTAATACTATACCTACCATTAGCTTGTTTACCATCTTTAGCAGAAGTGTACAATTCTGTATCAAGTTGAAATCCTGCTTTATCAATAGCTTCTAAAGTTAAATCAATTAATTGATTGTGATAAATTGGTTTATAACTTCTTGTTTCTTGAGGATATTCAGCAGTTAATAAAATTTGTTTTGTTGTATTATATGTTTTCTTTTCTGTTAATGTTTCCATAATTAATCTTTAGTTAGTTCTTTAATTTGTCCATCAATAATTTCTAAGCATTCTTCAAAAGCCATTCCACTAGCTCTAAGTTCGAGGAATTTATATTCATCACACGCAATGCAAGGATTAGAAAAATCCATTCTTTCTTTAATTTGATTCTTAATTTTAGCTAATACACTTAGCACTCTCATGTTTGTTAGCAATTCTTGAGTTTCTGTTGTCATTTTTTCTTTATTTTATATTCAAAATAGTTTTCTTTTTGATGTATTTCTAAACCAATTTGTCTAGCAAACTCTTCATTTATTGTATACACATAAGCTTTCCATTGTTTAGGTCTTACAAGTATAGATTCTTTATATCTTCCTTTCTTTTCACCTGTTTTGTATCTAACTTGTTTATGTTTAGCATTTTGTTTAACAAGATTAAAACAAACAATGTTTTTTCCACTTAAATTAATACAATACCAACCACAAGAAGAAGACCTCCAACCATAATGTTTAAACTTACTCAACACTTCTTTTTTAGTTTTAGCAGTATATATATAAGGTTTTAATTTTAAATTAATTCTCATAACATATTACTTTAATAGAATTTCATGTAAAAATACTTGAGCCTCTGATAAACCATTATTATATTGAATTAAAATAGGGTCTAATTCATCCATATCTGATGTTACACCTTCAATCCAACTAATAGTATAATCATTACCAGTAATAGGCTCAGGGTCATTCCATATTAAAGGTTTTTGATATTCTATAGCTGTAATTAATTCTTTAATTGTTCTCATAAACTATTCTCCTTTAAATATTGATTACCTTTAGCTATCACTTCATATAGCTTTTCAAAAGTTTCTTCTATTCCAAAGAAATTTACTTTATCATCTTTGGATTTATCTACTATATGTGGTTTAATTATTTGATAATATCTGTACCAATCCTGTAATTTAGAGAGATATTCTTTTTCTCCATTTACATAGATTTCTACATCATTAATAAATATGTTAAAATCCACTTTATAGTTTCCCCATAATAAATCATTCTTCATCATCATCCCAGTATTTAATAAAATCATTAGGAACTTCTCCTATTTCTTCTAAAAATTTATAAATACTAATATCCCACTCTGTATCATCTCCATATTTTAATATAGAAATTAATAGCTGCACCGCAGCATCTCTTTCTTTTTCTACTTGTGTTAATTCTAAGAATTTTTCTGTTTGTTTATTCATCTTCAAACCAATTTAATGTTATGTTATTGTTGTTTTTTAATATTGTGTCTATTTTTTTAAACACATTATCGTGATTCCATTCTCTGTTTTGATGTGATGCTGCCGCCATATGTTCTACTTTTAGAATATGAAAATTAAAAGGAATAAATACATTTTCTAGCTTTTGAGCTTCTTTTCCATATAGAATAACAGGAAGTCCACTAAGATGTAAATTAAATACTTCTTCTATTAAATATTTGTTAAATTCTTGCCATATTTCTTTATGACTACCTACTTTCTGATATTCTACAGTTAGGGCTGTGTTTAAAAACAGAATTCCTTGACTATAATAATGTTTTAAAGAAGGATTTCTTTTAAATTTTTCTTCTCTTTGATAGCAATTCTGTAATCCATCATACCATAAAGACAAAGAAGGTTGTAATTTACCTGTATTCTCACAATCTAAGGCTATGCCGTTTGCAATTATCTTATTTTGGTATAAAGTAGGATAGGGGTCTAAAAAATATTGTATTACTGTTACATCTTTAGGACTTACTTCTCTAAATATTCTAAATACATCTTTGCTTTCAGGTAGTATTTTTCTTCCTTTAGCACTATCTTCTTTTAGCTTTCCATAAATTCTATCAAATCCTCCTATTTCCCAGAATTTATGAAAATATCTATTCCATTCTCCTAATTGAGGGGATATTTTATCCCAAGCTATTTTCTTTTCTGTCATAATGCTCTAACCCATTTTATTTCATATAAATCAAATTGCTTTTTCATATCAAAATCATAGCTATCTCCAACTTTATTCCAATCTTCTGTATATTTAAAATGAATTGTGTTATCATCTACTTTCCATACAACAGATTCTTTATCGTATACATATTGAAATTCTTTACACCATAAATCTATGATTTTATATACATCATCAATATCTGTTACATAAACTTTTGTGTAAGGATTACCAAATCCTAAAATCCCATCCCAATATCCATCTGATGATACTAAAAATGTTGTCATAATGAATTAATTAATTCTTCTTTTGTAGCAAATAGTTCATCTTCATATTTATTTAAATAAAGACCTCCAAAAATAGAGTCTAGTTTTATATCTAATTCCCAACTAATTCCTCTTTTTTCACTAAAATTAGAATAAGGAGCTATTCTTGTTATTTTAGATTGTTTAGCTTTATTACCCTCTAAAAACCAAACTTCATCTCCTATGTCAAATTTTGTTGTTATTGTCATTTTTATTCAGCTTTTAAATTTTCAATTTCTATTAAAACTAAATCTACTGTAGTTTCATCTAAATTCTTAATATTCATTAGTTTTTCTATAGCTTTTATAACTCTTTTTTGAAAGTCAGAAGCTCCTTGTAAATAAATTTCTTTTTGTATTTGTCCTTCTTCACTAAAAGAATTTATTAATTTAACATCAAATTCTGCTTTGTTTTTCCAACTGTTGTCTAATTTATTCATATTATTGTTTTTAAAAATTGTTCTACTTGTTCTTTTTCTTTACTATACCAATCTGTAATGTCTTTGTATTTACATTCTTCAGGAAGTGTTATACAATCTATGTTATATAATTCTTTTAGTTTTTGACATCCCTTATCTCCTGCATCATCTTTGTCATACAAACTTTTAATTACTTTACAGTATTTCTTTAAATGTCTGATATAATCCTTATTAGGAAAATGATTTTCACCATTCAAAGCTACAGCTTTTATTCCATAAGAATATAGAAATAAACATTCTTTATATGATTTTGTGAGAATAAGTAATTCAGGTTGTGTTTCTTTTGGATTTATTTGCCAATGGAATTGTACATCTTCGTCATTATTTACATTACCTATAAACCTTTTACCTTTTGGTCTTTCTGGTAAATAAATCTTAGTATGATTTGATTTAGGAAAATAATAAGCAAAAGCTAATTCATCATCCTTAATTAAATAAGGTTCTTTTTCTACCCATAGTTTAGAAATAGAATAAACATTGCCAAATTTAAGAAGGTCATAATCTACATTATATTGTTTCCAATATTGTAAATCTTTTTCTGTAAATTTCTTAGGTTGAAAATGTATTTTCTTAGTTTTTCTTACTTTAGGAGTGTTATCTCTATAGATATTAGACTTAAAATCTACATTTTCTAAATTAAAATCAGCTACAATTTTCTTAACAGCATCTGAAAAATCAAGATTATAAATCTTCATTACATATTCTATAGCTGTAAAATTATCTCCTGAAGCAAAATCTTTAGCTTTTAATCTACCTGATTTAGAAATATAAAAACTAAAAGAAGCATTATTATCTCTTCTATAAGGAGCATGAAAAAGTCCTCCTATTTTAAAATCTCCAAAATATCTTTGGAATATTTCTTCATCATTAAGACTTTCTACTAGCTCTCTATAATTTATGTTTTGAGTTATTTTCATCTTGTAAAAATAAAAAAGCCTCCCAAATTAATGAGAGGCTTTTCTGTTAATTAATATAAATTCTTAGTACGAAGCATCATCTTCTACAACAGCACTTTCTTGATTAAGAACATTCTCTTCAGGATTATAATCTCTTAGAGGTTCTAGGACAAAATAATCTTTTTGATATTCATTAAACATGTTTCCAACAAATTGTTTAATATCATAATTCTTATTATCCAGTCCTTCAAAATGTCTTGCTAGTGTATTAGAATTGTCTTCTTTGAATTTTTGTACTAGAGCATTTAATTGAGTGTAATATTTAGCATTTAGACTATGTTTTGCTACTCTTTGTACTTCAACATTTTCACCATCTTTTTCTTTTGTACCTACTGTAAGAGGCATTACAATTTGTTGTTTATCCAAGAAAAAGAATAGTTCTTTGTTAAAGAAGCTAAAATCTCCTTTAAATACTTTAGAAATAGGAAGTTCTAATAGATTGTTTTCTTTATCGAATTCATTCAAATTCAACCAATTTCTAAGAAAATCCATTAGTTCTCTTTCTCCTACATAAGCAGGTCTCACTTCTTTATCAAAACTACCTTTCTTAGTTTTTGTAAATGTAAACCATTCAGGAAGATTTTCTTTTACATCTGAATAAAAACTCTTACCAAATTGATTTACAAAACAAGTTTTATCTCCTGCACTATTATATTGTACATGGTTTTTAAGACTAAATGTAATAGGATATAGTTTTCCTGATTTAATCTCTTTAAGCCAAATAGTTACATTAGCTTGTGTAACATCTTTTTCCACTTTGTTTTCATCTGCTCCATAACTATATGTAGCTTCCTTAGTGTATTCTATTTCTTTATCATCATCACTATCATCTTTACCTACTAATTTGTTGAGTTCAGACCTTGAAGGAGAAAAGCTAACTACCGTAAATAATCCATAACCTACTCTTAATTGTTGTTGACCGTTGTTGTTTTGTGTAATTTTCATTTTTGTTTGTATTTAATTGTTAATTGTTTAATTATAAATATTTTCCCAATACGTTTTAATTCCTTCTTGTGTTTTTTCTGAAATAAGAATTTTACCAGCTAATTTAGCACTACGACTACCTGCTATAACAGAATCATTTTGTACATCAAAGTTAAGATACCTTTTATCTCCTTCAATAACTAATTTAGCTAATGCTGTTACTTTAGAGGCAAATATAGTTTTAAGTTTACCTGTTAAAGATATTTCACTACCAACTACTTCTTCTCTACCATTATCTTTTACATATTTATCTGAAACGTGAGCTGCATAAATACGATATTTAGAGATTTGTCTAAATATTTCTATTTGATTTAAAAACCACTCTCTTGTAGATTTATATCCTGCTCCATCAGGTAATGTAGTAACTAATTTAAAATCAGGGTCTCCATATTTTAATTTTACCCCATTCTTAACATTAAAGTTTTTACCAATAACAGTATTCATATATGCAAGAGTACCTCCAATTTCAGATAGTGTATCTAAATCAGATAAACCATCAATAATAAGATAATCATATTTACCCTTATTTTCTAAAAGAAGATTTCTATACTTAATATAATTCTGATATGCTGTATAAACATCTTCATTATGATTAGGATAAATACTAATCTTTCTTGCATCTAAAAATTCATATCCTCCTCTTTCTAAATCAAAAGCTAAAGCATTATATTTTTTTGTAAAATCAGCTAAAATTGAACCTTTTCCTGATTTAGGAATTCCAATTATAACCAAATCTCTTGGGCTATCTTGTGTAGCTTTTTCTATTTCATCTGGTAGTTTAAATTCTGTCATTTGTTTTATTTATTTATTACAATGCAAATATAGTAAATTATTTCTTTAGTTTATTTCTAATTTCTGTTAAAGTTTAAATTTACGCATATTGTTTTAATTTTTTAAAAAGTATAGTCCGTCTGTTATTAATTTGTAATCAGAATCTAACATATCTTGAGCTTTCTTAGGCATTTCTTTAAAAATACCATAATAAGGATTAAATGCAAGTGGGATAGTGATTCCATTTGAATTAAATGAATTCTTCAAAATATGTAAAGTTCTATAAAACTTAGCTCCTTTTGCATCTTTTAGTTTAGATAGTTCATATCCTGCAAAATCTTTTAACGTATCAGTAGGTAATACAGAATAAGGGTCTAATAATGCTAAAACTATATCTGAATCATGTGAAGTTTGTGAAGTTTCCGCAAAATCTGATAATTTTGGTAATGTATCAGCAAGTTTTAATCTATTTACATCCATAACAGACCTATTTAATTGTTGAACTATTACAGGACTAAAACCATATAAATCTCTTGCATCTCTCATAGTATCTGAAAATTTATCAATGTTTTGTTTTTTAACTCCGTCTACTTTTTCAGATTTTAATAATCCTACATGGTCTGTAATAATTAATACTAAATGATTAGGGTGATGAGGTTTATATGATTTAGATTCTAATGTCCCATCTTTTCTTGGAATAATTTCTCCATGTTTTCTTGCAAATTCTTCTATAAATTTACTAATTCCAGTAGGATTTTTTGCACCTTCAAAACATATTAAAGTTTCATCTTGTTGCCATTGCTTTAAAATATCCATGTAATGCAATACAGTAGATAATTCTGCTTCTGTTATTTTTTCCTTATTTCTACCTAATATTTTACTAAATGGTATAGAAAGTCCCTCATTTTGATATATAATTCTTGATACAAATTTAGAACTATACATAAACATTTTTCTTTCCATACCAAAATAAATAATAGAAAGCTTTAAGTCTGTTTTACCCTTATTTTTAAGATACCAATCTAATACATTAAAAATATAAAATTCCTGTACAGATGTACTTTTAGCTGAACCCGTAATACCACCAATAGTAGTCATCATATTAGGTGCTATATCAATATACCAATTTAGTTTTTCTATACTAAATGGTATAGTTGTATCTTTTGTATCTAAACCCTTATGAATTTGTTCTAATAAGTTATCATATAAATTTATCATATTATTGTTTCAAAGTTTTGTTCTTCTTTTTCTACTTCATCCT